ACACCTACGCCGCGCCCGGTGATGTCGTGAAGATCCTTGGCGTCTACGACCCGAACGCCATGTATGACGAGAACAAGGCCGAGTTCGAATACGAGCTGTCGGGCACGACGCAGGTCATTTACGCCAATCCGGAAGCCGCCATTGTGCGATACGTGGCGCTGGTGACGGATAGTGCGACCTTCCCGCCTATCTTTACTGAGGCGCTGGCGTGGCTGCTGGCGAGCTATCTGGCTGGGCCGATCATCAAAGGCACGGAAGGCATGCGGGTGTCGGCTGAGGCCATGAAAATGGCCATGTCATATGTCGGCCAGGCCCGCGTTGAGGACGCCAACCAGCGCAACCGCGCATCTGCACGGCGCGATACGCGGCACAGCCCGAGCTGGATAAGTAACCGCGGCAGCCTGTGGCCATACGAAGACGACCCGTGGTACCCCGATGGCCAGTAAGACGTTTGTTCGCAGCTTCAATGGCGGCATCATCAGCCCCGAAATGCTCGGGCGCATTGATGACATCAAGAACAACACGGGCCTGCAGACCTGCAGGAACTTCATCCCCCTGCCGCAGGGTCCGGTCGTCAACCGTCCCGGCTTCCAGTTTGTGCGCGGAGTTCGCTACAACAGCAAGTTCACCCGCGTTATGCCGTTTCGCTTTTCAGCGACGCAGACCACCGTCATTGAGGCCGGCGAGGCGTATTTCCGGTTTCACACCTTTGGCGGCACGCTGCTGACCCCAACCACCGGCCTCACCGCCTGGAACAGCGCCACGGCCTACGTGCCGGGCGATCTGGCGACCAAGGGCGGCAAGACCTGGTATTGCGTTGCCAATAGCACCAACAACGACCCGGAGGTCACCGCCAACCAGTACGGATCCGCGCCGGTCATCACCGCGACATGGGTGGAGACAGTCCCCGCGCAGGCCACCCCTCCGGCTGGATATACAAATGTAGGTACGGAACTGCCCGTCTCGGCGACCATTGGCGCGCTCGTCTATATCAGTCAGACGACCTATGACTGGACCGAGATTTACGACCCTGAGCTTGGCCGGTTTGGCGTCGAGCCGATCGAGACGACCGTCTACATTGGCTACACGGGCACGGCTAACACCAGCCCCTCCGGGTTCTGGTACGAGATGCCCGTCCCTTACCAGATCCCTTCGCCCTATGCCGAGGCGGATCTGCCGGACCTGCGCTACGTCCAGTCTGCTGATGTTATGACGATCTGCCATCCCAACTACGCCCCCCGCGAATTGCGGCGGTTGTCGGCGACCAAGTGGGTGTTGAGCACGATTACCTTCGGTTCGACGCTGTCCGCTCCGACGATATCAAGCGTGACGCCAACTCTGGGGTCCTCGCCGTCTCTGGCGCAGACTTACAGCTATGTCGCCACCCGGGTAAGCGATGATCAGCTTGACGAAAGCGTTGCCTCGGCCGCAGTGACGGCCAGCAACCAGTTGTTCGACACTGGCGCGGTCAATACCATCAACTTCGCCACAAGCGCCCGGCGCAATGTCTATCGGGAAAGCGGCGGGTTGTATGGCTTCATCGGCCAGACCACCGGCACAAGCCTGGTGGATGACAACATTGCGCCCGACGTCAGCCGCACGCCACCGATCAACCAGAACCCCTTCGCCAGCGCTGGAAATTACCCGTCGGCTGTCTGCTATTACGAACAGCGGCGTGTCTTCGCCGGCACGAATAACCTGCCGCAGACCTTCTGGATGACAAAGACGGGAACGGAAAGTAATTTCAATTACTCCATCCCCGTCAGGGACGATGACGCCATCAACATCAAGATGGCCAGCCGCGAGGCCAACACGATCCGCCACGCTGTCGTGGTGGGCGATCTGCTGATGATGACCGATCATGCCGAGTGGCGCATCTCGAGCGCCGGGGACGTGCTGACGCCCACCACGGTCACTGTCCGTCCGCAGTCCTACATTGGCGCATCCAACGTCCAGCCGGTGACCGTCAATAACACGGCGATCTACGCGGCCAACCGCGGTGGCCATGTGCGGGCTGTGGGCTTTGACTTTGACGTGCAGTCATACGTCTCCGTCGATTTGAGCTTACGCGCCGCGCACATGTTTGACTTCAAGACAATCAAGGACATGGACTACGCCAAAGGGCCGATCCCGATCGTTTGGGCGGTCTCGAGCGACGGGCGCCTGCTGGGCCTGACTTACGTGCCCGAGCAGCAGGTCTACGCCTGGCATTCACATGACACGGACGGGCTGATTGAGAGCATCGCTGTCGTGGGCGAGGGCAATGACGACATTCTTTACGCTGTCATCAAGCGCAAGATCAACAATGTTGACGTGCGCTACGTCGAGCGCCTCGCAAGCCGCTACTTTGCTGAGCTGAAAGACTTTTTCGGTGTCGACTGCGGCCTGACGTACAGCGGCGCCGCAGCCACCACGATCAGCGGCCTGTCGCATCTTGAAGGCAAGGAGGTATACATTCTTGCAGATGGCGCAGTTATGGCGCCCAAGACGGTGGCGGGAGGCCAGATCACGCTGGAGAAGGCAGCTTCGCTGGTGCATGTCGGCCTGCCGATCGTTAGTGACCTGCAAACCCTGCCCATGGCCATGGAAGGCGTCGACGGGTTCGGGCAAGGCCGGGTCAAGAATGTCAATCAGGTGTTCCTGCGGGTCTATCGGTCCAGCGGGATATTCGTCGGACCCTCGGTTGATGACCTTACGGAAGCCAAGATCCGCACGACTGAGACGTATGGGACGCCGCCCAACCTCAAGACCGAAGAGATAGACATCATGGTGACGCCGACCTGGCAGCGCGACGGCCAGATTGTGATACGGCAAACTGATCCGGTTCCGTTGACGATTGTATCTGCAACGATTGAAGTACAGATGGGGTCCTAGATGGCGCTCACCACGGCACAAATGGCCACAGCCGCCCTGACGACGCAGGCTATCGGGGGCGTCGGGCAGGCCTTTGGCGCGTACTATCAGGCGCGGGGCCAAAAGACCGCCCTGAAGCTGCAGGCGCGCATGGCTGAGATCAATGCACAGATCGCGCAAGGACAGGCCCGGGATGCGCTTATGCGCGGGGAGCGACAGGAGCAGGGCTCCCGCATGCAGGCCGCTCAGCTCAAATCCTCGCAGCGCGCAGCCATGGCCGCTAGCGGGATTGACCTCGGCTCCGAAACGTCCGCAGCTATCCTTACGTCAACCGATTACCTATCCGAGATGGAAGCCAACACGATCAAGGCCAATGCTCTGCGCGAGGCGTGGGGATACAGGATGGAGGCCGTTGGCCAGCGCGGAGAGGCCGGCATGGCGCGTGCCACCGCGCGGGGGATCAGCCCGCTTGGCGAGGGGCTGACATCGCTGCTGACGTCGGCAAGTTCCGTGGCTGGCAATTATGCGACCTTCTCCTCGCTGGGGGCGTTTAACAAACCATCAGCGATTGGCAGCATGGCGGCAAGGTCTGGCGCTGATCTGTCCAGATTTAGAGGGCCACGCTAATGCCCAAAGTCCCCACAGCCGAAGGGTTTGGCGCATTGCCCGGCATACGGCAGGGGCAGGCGCGGCCGGTTCTGTCGATGGAAGAGGCCAGCCTGCCGGGTCAGCGCATGATCCGCGCCGGGCAGGCGGCCATGCAGGTGGGCGGGCAGATGGCCGAGTTCGCCATCCGCGAGCAGGAGAAGATCAACAAGGCGCGCCTGAACGACGCTTACAACCAGGCTGACCGCCTGACGCAGGACCTGCGCGTCAAGATGAAACAGCTGCAGGGGGCTGACGCCGTCGAGATCAATGGCGTTCCCCTCGACCAGTATTTTGGCGAGGAACTCAACAAAGGCCTTAGCGCCATCACGCAAAATCTGCAGGCGCCCGTGGTGCGTGAGCAGTTCTCCCTGCTGGCAGATGACGTATCAACCCGCTTCCGAAACGAAGCTATTACCCACATGGCTGAGCAGGGGCAGGTGTATGAAAGCCGGGTGCTGGACGATACCGTCACCACGTCCATGAACCTGATCGCCGAGAACGCCGGCAATACCTTTGTCGAGCGGTGGAACCTGACGCGGGCCAAGGACGCCCTGCGGACCAAATACGACCGCGCCGGCTTTGACCCGGAGCAGGCCGACCTGCGGATGAAAGAAGACCTTGGCAAGAGCCATACGGTTATCATCGAGGCCATGGTCAATCGCGGTCAGGTCATGCAGGCCAAGTCCTACTTCGACCGCCACCGCGGCGACTTCCTCAGCGCCGACGCCAGCACGGTCGAGGGGGCGCTGCAGAAAAGCATATCAGCCAGCCAGGCGCTGGTGGATGTTGACGCGGTTGTCTCCAAGATGCCCTTGCGCGGTGACAGTATCCGCCGGGCTGACATGGACGCAGAGCTGCGCCGTATTGTCGGCGATGATCCTGTCCGTCTGAGTGCGGCGCGTTCAGAGCTGAATACCCGTATCAGCTTCCATCTCGACCAGTACGCTGGCGAATACGCCAACGATCAGGACCGCGTCTTTACCCTCGCCCAACAATCGCCTGCTG